AACAACTATCACATATAAAATAACTCCAAATACCAAAAAAAGCATATATTGTGCTGTCATTGGTGAAACTCCTGATTTCTACGATTATCAAGATACTCTAAAATTTCTGCTCTCCATTCCATCAACTCAAAGAAACATTCTTGATTGTGAGCACATTTTCTAAGTTCAGAATCAGGTTTTAATACACTTTCGTAAAAAAGTCCAAGTGCATCTTTGCGTTTTTGTTGTTGGTCAGTCATAGAAATTTTTCAAGAGAGGAGGTTGCTTTCTTTTTAATTTTAGAATACTTTTTGATATAATCAAGTGCTTGTTTATACGTTTTTACACTATGCACTTGACTACCATTATGTATAATACAGAACCCTTTCTTCTTTCCTGCTAATGGTATAGCAGCCCACATTCCATCATTAGATACAAAACCATCAGGGTCTCCTGGTTTTACATTCAGAAGACTCTGATTATGAACATGTGGTTTGAGAAACTTAGTCATCAAGTGCTCCAAGAATAAGAACAATAAAGAAGAAACCAAAAATAAGACCAACAAGAAGTTGTGGTGACATAAATGGAATCCAAGAGAATAAACCCCATGCCCATTGTGCAGCACCTACAATCCACTGCCAAGCAGTCATAACAACAGCAGAACCCAACTTCCATGCCTCCCATGCTAACCATCCACCAAGTGCTAGAATTGCAATTCCACCAAGTCCACTAGAAGAACCAGAAGAGGAAGAATAACCTCCATCATGTGAAGATTCTTCAGTCCAAGAAGTATCATGATCAGGTTGATCAAAAATAGCAGTGGTACTTATAATTGTAGATCCAGGATTACGTGCAAGTGCTTTCTGATTTGCTTGTTGATAATCACGGGCAATAACAACCTCCTCAAAAGTTGTTCCAGATTCATAGAGAGTCACTGCAACTTTCATGGTGGTGTTCCGTTGATTACCTTTGTATTATAGGGCAGAGTGGGGCAGAGTGGAGGGGCAGAGTGACAGTTCAGCAAGTGGTCAGTTCTCATGGGAATTCCCATAAATCAATCCACCAACACCAATTCCAAGAGGGATGATTTTTACATTCTTCGAGAGACATATTATCAATACTTTCCACAAGACTATAATATGATGGTGGATTTTTATCTGGATCAGAAAAATATCTATAAGCAGCACTACCACGAGGGGGTAATTCTTTTTTTAATCGTTCTTTCACAAACATCATTTTTTGAGCATTCTGATATCTTTCTGTTGCTTTTTCAAATGGTGATAGTTTTTTCATAATAACCTCAACGACGGATAACGGAAATGGCAGGTTGACCCTGCTTAAACACGGTGTCTACAACTGCCTGAACGGACTTAGCAGTGCTGATGCCCACTTTATCATAGACTGGAACACAGACCAGTCCAAAGGTCTTCTGGGTGCCTCCTAGACGGATCACACGACCGATTGACTGGGAGATACCGATATAATCCATGTTACGCATGAACAATACTGCCTCAAGTCCACTGACGTTGATACCTTCAGACAAAATAGAGTGATGAAGAACAACAAACTTTTTGTTAGGATCTTTACCCCATGCATTCAGAGTATCAAAGAATACCTCACGATTGACTTTCTGACCGTCAATGATAGCACCAGTCTTGGATGTAATATACAGACAGGAATAACCACGTTCTGCCAGTTGATTACGGAAGTCAGATTGACTCAGAAGTTTGATAATCTGTTTGGTAGAACGTGCGGCAATCAGAATCTTATCCAGCGAGTTCTCATCAATCGTATCAATCAAATTCTGACAATCACGGTCGGCAATCATCTGCTTATCTTGAACCATATCCAGTTGCTTTACAACAACCTTAGGTGGCAGAATATATCCTTGCTCTACTAATGTAGGAGCAGGAACATTACATATGACTTTACCGTAGACCTCATAATCATTCATCCCTGCCTTGTAAATAGAGAGAGAATGCTTAGGAGTAGCAGTGAAGAAGTAACACCGATCAGCATCAGCAGAAAAGTGCTCCGTAGCAGGGAAAAAGTTACGTTGGACTGAGTTATGTGCTTCATCAAAGTAAATCGTATTGACTTCGATATCTGCTTCTACAAGACGATGTAGAGAGTGATATGTGGTAAAGATTACTACATTCTCACCAGCAGTTCTAGCAGTATTTACAAAAAGATTGATCTTTTCTGCTTTTGTTGTGGAGAAGTGTGAAGTCTCACCACTATGAACATGCATCACATGTGTGTGAGTTGTATCGATGACTTCCAGAAACTCACTACAAAGTTGTTCTGCAAGCAGAATACGAGGTGCAACAATAACCGTAGTGTTGCCACTACTGATGTTCTTAATAGAGGATTGAGTGTCAGTAATCATACATAAGGTCTTACCACCACCAGTCGGTACAATAATCTGACCCTTTTGATGAACCAGCATGGCATCAACGGCATCTTTCTGATGGGGTCGCAGAGTGATGGTCAAAGGTCTCCCTCGATTACCTTCTTATTATAGCAGAAAACCGTCCCCAGTGCGACCTGGTGGACGGTTCTTAATGTGTCTTATAGATTCCTCTTCAACCCTAACAAAGGTAGTCTACAGGGTTTTTACGATAGTGTCAAGTCTCTGTAAATATATGCCATCCTGTAGCAATATATTTTGTTTCAGTCTCACTTACAATACCATGATGTTGATGAGTCCAATATGCAGGCCAAATAACTAATCTACCCATTCTGGCATTTATGGTGAGATCATATGTTGGAAACCTTGTTCCTCCATTATCATTTATAGTATTTAAGTAAAACATCCAGGCAAGAACTCTTTTAGATGATTTTAATGATGCACATTCACAGTGAGTGCCAAAATATGCTTCATTTGGTTCATATTTTTGTATATTAAAAAGTGGGTCAATAGTCCAAGAACCTATGTGATCTACATCAGGATAATTATTTCTATATTCATTTATACCAAGTTCTAAGGTACTTAAAATAATAGAAACACTATCACATTTTTCGGTTGTATTATAAGAAATGTCTGTAGATGTTTTAGTTTCTGGTTTAATTTTACTATTTCCAACTGTACCTTTATGATGCCGGTCTAATTTACTCTCAAATTCATTAATGATAATATCACAATATTCTTTTGATAAGATATCATCATAAATTGATATAAAATTTTGATTTATCATTTTCCCCCTTCAACTTGTTTACGTCCAAAAAATGAAGTGATTGCATAACGACCAAATCCATCAAAGTAATCAGATTCATCAATTTTAACTTTAGTAACTCCGTGCTCCACCCATCCAGGAAAGATAATCATAGAATTATTATCACAAGTAATCTCGTAATCATATTGTGGGAAAAATAACTCTCCACCTGTAAATTTTTTTGGTTCCTTATAAAAATATGAAAATCCTAAAAATGGTTGGCATTTGTCAGTATGAGGATCGTAATACTCTCCATCGTGATAGTATCTGACTTTGGTCGTATCGTAATTTGAATCAGTTGCTAAAATACAACTTTGATGTATATTAGCAAAATGATCTAAGACTCCGCTATTAAATAACTTTCTATTTACGGTTAAAATATTTGATAAAAGTCTATGATTTTTATATATTTCATCTAATAAAAGTGCTTTAGAGTTTGTATAATCAACTATTCCACCATAATATTTTGCTTCTAAAAATTTTCCTGGTTTGGTATAAAAATTTAATTCTTCCCATATAAGGTCCAATTCACTTTCATTATAAAAATTCTCAATAATCATATGTGGAAAAGGAAATTCATCCACTATTGCTTCTAATTTTTCCATTATAATAATCTAATTTATCTATCTATGATACTCCTTGATTTGCTCCTGTAGGACCTTGAACAGTTCCTCCTGATACTCCCGGAATTGAAGTATTTGAAGTAATCGAATATCCAGAGGCACCTCCACTTCCTCCGTCTTTTTGCTCTTGTCCACTTCCTCTGGCTCCACCTCTTCCACCAGAACCACCAGTTCCACTAGTGCTTCCAGAGTTTCCATCATTAGCTTCTCCTGTTCCGTTTCCACTTTCACCACCACTGCCACCAGAACCTCCCCAGGATCCTCCACCTCCTCCACCACCACCATCG